TGTCGAAATCGGCCATATGCTGCAGTACTGCCATTATGGCAGATTCATTGTCAGGACGAATTGTTATAGCAAAAGCCATACCTCCTCCTTATTTAAATGAAGGCATCTTGTCTAGCGTTTCATCACCAAACACGCCTCCTATATAACTGGTTCCGATGGGCATTGTGGTAGGCCGGCCCTTGGGCTGATCATCTACAATTTCATTGGTTGCGGTCTGGATCTGTAGATGTGCTTTCTCGTCTTGTACCCGTTCAAGAAATTTAATCGCATCCTTATAACGGTTACGTACTTCTTCAGTGGGTTGCTGGTAATAAAGCCGGTAACGGGCAATATCACAGGCCATGCGGTTCAGATTACTGGGCACATTGGGAAGAGGCAGAGGATAACGACCACCGATATAACCGTTAATCTCTTCTGCCGCATCCTGAAGCGCTTCATTGATAGAAACTGCTGCATCTGCATGCATCAGCTTTAGTTCTTCAATGTCATCAGCAAACCGCTTCACCATGTCTGCTTCTGTTGCGTACATAGATCACCTTACTTGGCTGTATCAGCACCCTGTTCAGCTGGCTTGTCACTGGTCTTAGACTTAGACGCTGGCTTGGCCTTTTCAAGCTCAGCCACTTTTGCCTTAAGTTCAGCAATTTCCTGCTCAGCCTTGGCTTTATCAGCAGCAGCGGTCTGATTGGCTTCAGTTAAAGTAGTATTTGCCGCTGTCAGCTCTGCATTAGCCTTTTCAAGCTCAGCCAAACGTGCAGCGGCACTATCTGCTTTAGGCTCTTCCGGCTCCTGATATTCTTCAATAGCCCCAGATGCTAAAAGGGCCTGAAGTTGTTTAGCTTCAAGCCCTTCTATTTCGTGACCTGGACGGAAATGTCCGATCGACTGTCTTGCAATATACTTTGGCATTGAGTTCTCCTTATACAAAGCCACGACCACCCACTAAACCGTTCTTGTTGTTTGGAACAGCCAGTGGAGAGGATTCAGCGAGTAATTGAATGCTTGAAGGATTCTTTTCTTGCCATTGGCTTAAATAGAACTCTAGAGCTTGGCCAAATGCTTCAACGTTTTGCAATGCACAATGTGCGATCCAGCCATTGGCATCGGCAACCAAGCCAAAGAAATCTTCTGGAATAAAACGTTCCGCCACACCTTCCATGCTGTGTTTCACGTCATACGTCCAGATTTCAATATTATCCACTGTGCCGCGGAACTGAGGCTTGTCAGCCTGGTCGAAAGTTGGCGTGATTGGAACACTAATACCTGCATAAGGAGCAATGAATTTTTCTTTAAACTCAGGATCCTTAATCAAGACATTAAATACTTTAGATGTAGTCAAAGCCATATTTGGTGATGTACCTGAATGTTCAACAGCCAAGTCAATCATCGCCTGAATATCCTTAACCGGTGTGGCTCCTGCTTGTCCCCATTTAATCAGAGGTGTGAAGTTACAGGCCGGGTTCCGCTCATAATCCACTTCGTACATCGGGAAATCTGCTGAGGCAAAAGTAGTCTTACCATATAGCAGTACATCACGGGCAATCAGCAGCTTCCGGTTTTCAATAGATTGACGCAGGTACAGAGCCTTTTGTGCCTGGTCGATTAACAGCAAGTCTGCATCAGACAATCGATTTGAACCTGTAGCAATCACACCATAACGGCGTAGCTGTGAAATCAGTGCCGTATTTTGTACTTCGCTTGGCATCACCGTCATCATCGGTTTTAAATAAGCCGGTTTAACGAATTTAACGTTACCAGACTCACCTACCTTGATCTGTCGGCCAGCTGCTGTCGGAGTGACAAAAGGTGCAAGTGGGGTTGCGGTGTTCAGCTCACCTACAGGGACTTCCTTCTTGGTATAAGAAACACGCTGAGGAAAAAACCGGTCCATCAACCAGGTATCCACCTTTTGAGTAGTATCAGTCAGCAGCACCAGCTGTGGTACATCCAGCAACTCAATGGGTGCATTTTGAAATGTAAAAGTTTGACTCATGTCTTAGTTCCCTACCACTTTACGAAGTTCAATTTTATTTTTTAATCCCTGTGCTCGCACAGCATCCATCTGCCCTGTTGCAAGCGCCTCACCTTTGACTGTAACAACAGCCACATCAAAGGCACCTTGTACATAGATCGGCATTTCGAGATTATGATTGGCATGGTAGGTCGACTGCTCTGCACTCATGTCTGCCAGTGCAATCGCATTCCACTCACCTACTACGTTTTCAGTTACTGTCGGATGATCTGCTACATTGTTGGCATCGACGTATAATAAATCCCCACGTAAATAGATGACTCCTGTTTTAGGTTTGGCATTCTCGGTACGAATACCATCACCGACCACCAACTGTTTATTTTCAATAGTTCCAGTTATTACTTGGCTCATGATTTAGTCCCCTGTTGTTGTGCTGCCGCAAACTGGTTAAATGCTTGGTCCAGTGCTGATCCTTGTGGTGCTTGCCCACCTTGGCCACCAGTAGCTTGATGGCTAAACAAATGGGCAAATTTAGGATTTACACCTGGTGTTTGATGTTGCTGTTGTCCAGCTGGTGGTTGTTGATTGCCTGCCGAGAATTGTTTAAGTGTGCTGGCCATCAGCTCAAATGCATCGTCTGGCATAGCAGCGAACTTAGACTTCTCTTCGGTACTAAACTCTTTGCCCAGGTCTTTTGCCAAAGCATCGATTTCGGCATTACGTTTATCAGCAGCAAACTTTTTAATCTGTTCCTGCAAACTTGTAATGGTCTGCTCCTGCTCTTGGAGTTTTGCTTTTGCTTGTTCTAGGTCCACATCTGTGTCCTCTGGTTGGTTGAAGTTTTTGGGTGAGTGACTAGCTGCCACGGCGTTGGTATTGTCATCTGCACCTAAAGCACAGAATGACACTTCACGGATACGGCCACCCCGAAAGATGGCAACAGGTGCCTGGAATGTTCTGCCATTCACAATGACTGAACCTTCTTTAACCTCTTCCACTGTGGTGGGATAAATCCGTACTGACATTTGCCATGGAAAGTCATCATCAGAGTCCTGGGCGACTTGAGTTCCGAATTCATTTGAAAGTAGATTTCCTTCAATTTTGAGGCCTTCCGTATGGCTCACAGAATATGAATTGATTGCTCCAGCTCTTTGACTGGTTCGATGCTCTAGCAATGCGGGGATACGGCCTTTGATCTGTATCGAATCAAGGTCAAACACAACCTTGTCCCAGTACCAGTGGTCAGTAATTGCTTCACCGCTATAGGCAATACCCGAGAAGGTGCGCTTCTTTTTCCCTTCCTCTGGCTTGTCTACACTGACTTGGCCAAGCTGAAAGCAAAACTGATCTTGCTCCTGCTTAGCTTTTTCATTTGGATCTGGCATTTTTCATGCTCCATAAAAAAACCACCCCTAATGGAGTGGCTCAAATTAATTTCTTAAGTTTAGTTAGTTAAGGCTTTCAGTGTATAAACCATTTGTCCATTTTCTATTTCCCTTGAAACCACCTGAAAAGATATGCCTAACGAAAACAGTACGCCTTGCCCGGCATTTAGCTTTTCCAGATCAATACCTAGGCCTTTGGCATCCTCAATCTGAATCACAATGTTTGATCCAGTACCCGCTAACAGTAACGGCGCGTCCAGTGTAATGACCTTACCTACCTCCAATGATGCAGCGTACGCTAGTGAAGCTGATCCGGTCACTGTAGTTGCACTATTCGATGCTACTGCCTGTAACCTGCCTAAATCCTCCTTCAGCCAGCGTTTAAGCACTTCCTCAGCCAGAGTGACAGGGGGCTGCTTTAACTGCGCCGTAAGAGCTGAATCATTGCCTTGTACATAATCCAGGAAAGTCTTAATTGTACTTGGACGTATTTCCGGATCTAAAGGTAAAACTGTCTCAACAATGGTTTTAAATAGATCACGGCTCTGCTCATCCATTGGAGCAAATAAACTGGCCAGCTTTTTACTTGCCGTCCACTCGGCTTTGATGACCTCTTTCTGCTTCAGCAAAAATGCTTTATCCATGTCAGAATCCAGGATCTTCTGATCTACCAGACCAGATAGATCGCCATAGGTCATTGGACTAGTACTCCACCCCATTTCCTCAGCCACCTCCGGTAGCTGATCATCAGGTGTAATACCATATTTCAATGCCTGCTTCTCGGTTAAGGCACTCACTGTACAGCGACACATGAAGCCCCACGGCGGGTAATACATGAGCCAGAATGGATCATCGATATGACGGATAATACGGTTCAATGCCAGGTGACTTGGACGGACCCGGCTATCATCGATAGCTGAATACATCAGGTATGGTCGTTTGTCTCTATTGCGTTGTTGCTG